ATGTGAAAAAATTGAATTTGATACAACAGCAGATATATTATATGTAGGTAATGGATTACTTTTCCGTTCAGGAATGGGTACATTAATTACTAGTAAAATATCTTTTGCTTCATCTCCTTCATATGAAGCAGACGTTAAAAAAAGTCAACGTACATTTAAAGGTTTAGTGGAAATATACTTTGATGGCGATGATGATACACCTACAATTTTTGAATATGATGATATATCTAGGATTAGTTTCTTAGATGAATTATATACACAAGGAGAAACACCCTTAGGAAAAGTATCATCTAATGAATTGGTAGTGGGGTTAAAAAATTTATTAGGTGTTTTTCGCCCAGAAAATACAGCAAGTCCTTACTATGGCAAACTTTTACCTAATCTATTAATCGTTGCTTACTTTGGTCTTGAACTTACTTCAGGAGTTTTTGATTGGATACGACTAGGTAAATTTAGAACTGGTGATTGGGTAGCTCCTGCAAGTTCACTTGAATGTGAATTGGTATGTTATGATTTTTTATATAATATTATAAATGATCCAATGCCTCAAATACCATGCCAGGAGAAAAAAACAAAAAAAGAAATGATTGAAATTTTACTTAAAGCAGCAGGTAAAACTAGTAATGAAATAGATATTAGTGACGCTCTTGATTATGCAGTACCTTTAGGATGGTTCGTTTCAGGTGAAATTAGAGACGGGCTTCAACCTTTAGCTGAGGGTAGTTCTGCTAACATTTTTGGTGACAGGGAGGGAATCATTAAAGCAGTAAGTAATTATACTACTAAAGATGCTTCTATTATTTGGAGGGATTCAGATATGATATATAATGCAGAGATGCCTCAGAAATACAATAATGCGTATTCACAGGTGGAAGTTAAATATTATATCCCTAAAATTGCTAATGTTTCTTCACTATTAAAATTAGAAAATGTTACTGTACCATCAGCTGGATTAACTTTAACAGATTTAACTTTTGGTAGTCCTGTAGCATTTATTGATGAAGTAAGATTGACAAATGCTACTAATGTTACTATTACTTCAATAGCAACTGGTTCATGGGGTATTACCATAGTGCTTGCTAATGCAGGTGTTGAAAAAGAAGTTACATTGGAGATATTTGGGCATATTATAGAAACTACTGAAGCTTATTATACTGCTACTGATACAACTATGCAGGGTAAAATAGGTAATGTAGTATTGAAAATAGATAATTATTTAATTCAAACTGAAGAAGATGCTATAGAATATGCTGAAGATCTATTACCTATAGTGGCTGATCCATCAGCGTATGTTACTATTGATGGTAGAGGAGATCCTTCTGTATTACTTACTGATACTATTAATATAATAAATACTACAGAAGATATAGATGATTTAGATGTAGTACCAATAAGGCAAGAATATATTTATGATGGTGCATTAACATGTAAATCAGTAGCTATAAAAAGAAGTGCAAAGGCAGGTGCATAATGGGGTATGGAGCAAATATACTTTTAAATAGTTCAGCAGAAGCGGGTAATTTAAATGATTGGACTACAAGTGGTGTTACTATAGTAGCAAATACAGCACCTGACTATATACTGCGCCCTATAGTAGATGATAGAGATCAGGCATTTGATAGAGGAGAACCATCTGGTTCAGGAGCAACTGGTACACATCATTTTTTACTTGCTGCTACTGCATCAATGTATCAAGATGTGGCTGCTTCTGGAGTGCTCAATTATCAGTTAGAAGCAGTATTTCAGATACCTACATCACAAGATGCATGGGATTCTGATATATTGGGTTGGGTACTTATGAGCTTTACCTATAGTGATGGTTCAACAGATAGATTTATGATACCTTGTGTTTTGGGAGTTACCTATTCGGGGAGAACTATAGCTAATTTTTGGCTGTATGCTGTTAGGGAATGTCCTGTAGATACAGATAAGACATTAACTAATATAAGAGTTCACATAGAAACCACAACTCTTATTGGTGGTTTGATGATAGATTATTTAACATTAAAAGAAGAGACTTAATAAAGGAGTGATATTATGGCAATGGTAATAACAGACAATTCACCAGGAGCAGGAGAGGTAGCTTGGACAGGAATGGTAATAAACTATAAAGGTTCAGATTATACTATAACTGATGATAATAGTGATAAAAAGTATTTATGGTGGGATTTAACTTCACCTACAGTATTACAAAAAACAGATACTTTACCTGTAATGACAGATGACGATCAAATAGTTTTACTCAATGTATCGGGTATTCATTATTTAATACCAACAGCTACAATATATAATGGGGCATTAATAAGAGATGCTACTATTACAGCAGCTAAACTTGCTACTGGGGCAGGTTCTATAACTGGAGAAATAAGAATGTGGTCTACAGCAGTAGCGCCATCTACATGGGTATTATGTGATGGTTCAGCCATTAGTAGAACAACTTATGCTACTCTTTTTGGAGTAATAGGAGTAACTTTTGGTGTTGGAGATAATAGTACTACATTTAATGTTCCTAATTTTAAAGACAATTTTCCAGTTGGTGCTGGAACTACTTATGCTATAGCAGATACAGGTGGAGAAGCAACACATGTATTAACTGAATCTGAAATGCCAGCACATGTGCATACAGTGGAAGAACCTAATGGGACGCAAAATGTAGATGGTTCTGGAAATACTGCGGCTGAAGTAAGTCATACAGTTAATTCAGGGTCTGTAGGTGGAGATGTGGCGCATGAAAATAGACCACCATATTTAGCAATACAATTTATAATTAAGACATAGGGGATGTAAATGTATAGATTATACTTTAATAAATACAATAAAATAGTGCCAGTTGAGATAATAGATTATGATGAGTCTGCATATAACAAAAGATTTTTTGTAACTAAAAAAACCTTTAAAAGTGAGGAATCTGCTATAGAATGGTGTAATAAGAGCAGTGAAGAAAGAAAATATGATAGTACTGTTGAAGATAAAGAAGATAAAAAACTAGGAAATAAAATTGAAGATACTATCATTACAGTAGGACTTACTGATGAACAGATTGATATTTTAAAAAATAAATTCAATCAAATAGATGAGGAATTTGATTTAGTTAAAGTTTGGAAAGATATTGCAGTTATAAAGTTTGGAGAAATAGAAACTAAATTAGATCAAGCTCAAACAGCTTTTATAAAATTGAAAAATAGGATTGAAGCATTGGAAGATGCTTAAAGAAAGGAGAAAAATGTATATAGGATACGATCACTGCCCAAAGGAGTTAGCGCCTGAAGCAGATATAGTACAACATAGACTCGATTTCCCTTTGGATTTCAGAGTACCAGATGCTACGCTAAGACATTTATTAATGTATACAAAGCATAGGGATAGTTATGTCTATACAAATTCTATAGACTTAGCTACTGTTTTGGCACAATGCAAAACAAATAATACTATACCAATAATAGCACTTAATTTCTTTTGGGCTTTAAGGCACGATGATGCTACCAAGCATTTATGGCCTTCTAAAATAACACCTACAGATATGGCAAGGTGTGCGAGGCTTATAAAAGACATACTTATTGAAAAAGGATTTACTGAGGCTTATGTATCAGTATTAAATGAGCCTACTAAATGGCTTAAGAATGAACAAATATACCAATATAGTAAAGCAGTAGTAGATATCTTAGATGAAACCATGGTTAAGATACTAGTTGGCAATGATGAGTTCTTTCCTGATATGTTTGATTATTTAGCAAGTAGATTTGCAGGAAATTCAAATGTATTAATAGGTTTTCATGCTCTTTCTGGCATGGGTAAGTGGAGCAATCCTACAGCTTATATGGGTAGAATTGGCATGATGAAAGAGTTGGCTGCTAATTACAAACTTAAAATAATTGGCAATGAATGTGGTTCATGGTTTGTAAGTTATCGTACTGAGACTGGGCATAATATAAATAAGCAAATAATTATGGAGTGCAAAACTAATGACTATATAGCTTGTTTAATAGTACTGCCTGATCTAAATGTAAATTGTATTACTCGTTACAAGTTAGGATATATAATTTGGGATAATGACTACAGAGTAATTAAAGTGTATAGCAAATATTATAATGATTTTATTAATTTTATAAAACAAGAAGGAGGAAAGAAGATGGTTAATTACAAAGTACCAAGCGAACTTAAAACTATTGCTATTGAACTTGGAAATGTAATAGGTAATTATGAGGCGGAACTTCCAGTACTTACAGGTACAGGAATATGGCAAAATTCAATTGGTCATAAACGTGGGGATTATTTGACTAAAGCAGATTTCGATTCAGCAATGGAAAAAATACTTAAAATGATAGGCATTGATATAAGTGTTTACTACAATGCTGATGGTAGTTGGAATTCTGACTGGCAAACAATAGCAAAAAGCGGAGGCGTTGATGAATAAAGTGACAGGTAAGACAAACATTATTGGTGTATGGAATGGTACCATTGAAGATCTAGTACGTCCATTTTTAACAGGAGGAGATATAATTAGAGCTAGAAAAATAGCACCTATGTATATCAAGTATTGTCGTATTTTCAAAATCAGAGCTGACATAGCATTTGCTCAGGGACCCTGTCATGAATGTGGTAAACTTACTTTTAAAGGCATAGCTAAACCTGAATGGAATAACTTTGCAGGTCTTGGTATTACTGGTGCAGGAGCTAAACAGACATTTGCAAGTGAAGATTTAGGCGTACTTGCGCATATTGCACATCTTGCTTGGTATGTATATCCAGATCATGTGCATAGTTTATGCAGTAAAAAGTTTGATCCACGACATTTTGGTTCTACTCATTATAGATATAATGGTGATACTACATTGGGTAATCTCAGTGGACAATGGGCAGTTCCAGGGAAATATAAACAACCTGATGGTTCATGGATAACTTATGATATGAAGATAGCAAAGTACGCTAATATTATAAACAACACTTCTATTGAACCTATTGAGCTACCTATTGAGCCACTACTACAAAGAGGTGATAAAGGAGAAGAGGTAAAGAAGTTGCAGAAGTACTTAAACAGTGTGGGTTCTTCTTTAGTAGTAGATGGAGATTTCGGACCTAAAACGGAAAAAGCGGTTAAGGCGTATCAAAAGCGTGAAAAACTAGAAGTTACAGGTTATATTAACGTTATTACTAAGAAAAAGATGAATGATTTTGTAGTAGTCGAGCCTGAACTACCAATAGATAATGGTGAAATTTATGACTTAATTTTTCAAATGGGCCATGTAGGAATTTATAAAGGAATGACAGGAACATCAGGAGAGCGTGAATGGAATAAGAAACTTGGGGATGCTATGAAACCATTGTTAGAAAAAACAGGATTAAAGTTTAGGATTATGGGCGGACTTGATTGGCTACCTGATGTACCAAATAAATGTAAAATATTTATGTCCTCACATTGTGATGGCTCTAATAGTTCAAAATCTCATGGATACACTTTAGGATTTAAACCAGGTACCAATGAAGAGTTCAAAGACGTTATGTCTAAAAGCTACGGTAAGCTATGTGGGTTTACCAAGAGAAAAGAAAATTCAACAGGGGGTCTCAGATTATATTATATGTATACCGATAAGTCAGAGTATGCAGGTAGTAAATATAATGTACCAAGGATAAAAGCGAATTATTATTGTTTATTAGAGCATGGATTTTTCACGAATCCGAAGGAACGTAAATGGCTTGAGGATAATATTAATAAAATTGCAAAACATCATGTAGAGGTGATAAAGAGGTTCTTAGGTGGGAAATAAACACAATAAAAGAAATAAGCATGAGTATAACTTAGATCGCTTGGACAGTATGATAACAGTAGCATTGATAGCTAACCAGCGTTATATCTATGTACCAAAAAGATTGTATAAAGTAGCAAAACAGATGCTTGCCGTTCAAAATATTAAAGATTTGACTATTAAAACATATTAGTTGACAAAATAGTTAAAGTATGTAATAATGGTTAACTAAGAAAGGTATATTATGGAAGTAATGATAAGTGCGGAAGTTCTGGGTAACTTTGGACTTATGTCCGCCACAGTTATAGCAACAGTAGAGGCATTAAAAAGGGTTATTTACTTAGTAAGACCTAAACAAATACCAGATAGAGTTTCAATAATTCTTGCTTTAGTAGTATCTTTTGGTACTTCTTTTGCTTATACAGCATATGTAGGAGATTGGGCAGTTATGGCTATATTCTTAGCTATAGCAAATTCCTTTGCTATATTTGGAGCATCTACAGCAGGATATAAAGGCATAAAACCTAAGTTAAAAAAACTTAAAGAGGTGATTTGATGAGTGAAGTAGTAAAATGTCCAGTATGTAATGGTAGAGGTATAGTGCCTCAAGGATTTTATATGGTACCAGAAGGACAGAATTTTTCTTCATCAAGTACAGCACCTGAAACTTGTAAAACTTGTGGTGGTAAGGGTTATTTCACTTTTAATAACGCCGCTATTAGTAATTATAAGGAGGTGATTTGATGGAAATAATTTTACAGGGAACAATAATAAGTGCGATAGTTGTTGTTATTTTAATAATAATTGATGCTATTGTAGGATCGGCAGTTTCTTTATATACAAAAGATTTTGATTGGAATAAATTTCTTAATTTTCTTAAACATACCATAGCACCATATGTTATAGTATGGGGAGGATTATCAGGTGTATTCATTGGTACTACATTCCTAACGCAATGGTTAGGGTATGGTATAGGGCTAAGTGCAATAATACCTATAACTGGTATAATATCTATAGTAGCTGCGGCTATATCTGCTAAAATGATAGCTGAGATATACGCTAAATTTAAAAAATTAGGTATAGATATTAGCGATGCAAGAGCTAAAGAAAATGATTAAATAACAAATATGTAGCAATGTAATAAGGAGGACATATTTTAAATCCACCTGATTTACCAGAGATTCATGGTAAACGAAAAACGATTAAATATTTAGAATTAAATTTTCCATCTAGTTGGGAAAAGCTTGACATTATACCTTTATCATGTTTTCATATAGGATCTACTTATTTCAATGAAAAGAAACTTAGAGGATGGGTTAAATGGATTGCGGAGAAACCTACAAGAAGGGCTTGGCTATTAGGAGATATTTTTGATGCTATTTTAGCAGGTAGTCCAGGAAATATGCATGAACAAACTATGACTTTAAAAGATGCTAAGTTATTGGCTGAAGATATATTAAAGCCTATAGTTGAACAAATAGATCTAGTAATAACAGGAAATCACGATGATCGTGTGTTTAATTTAACCTCTGATGAGATTATTTTTGACTTATGTAAGTGGTTAGGAATTGAAGATAAATATCACTTTGGTGATTATACCGGTGTTATAAGATTTGGTAAAAATCGAGGAAAGAAGAATAAACCATTAGTATATACATTTTATTGCTCACATGGAACTGGTGGTGCAGCAACTCCTGGTGGTAAAATGAATAAATTATTGAAATTGGGGGAAGTTGTGGAAGATTGCGATCTTTACGTGATGGCGCACGTTCACGATATTTTGGTAGCTAAGTTAGAACCGTTTCGTGTTGATAGTCGTAATGGGCAGTTAAAAACAGTTAAGCAGACGTTTGTAACTTCATCTAGTTGGCTCGATTATGGGGGATATGCCTTAACTAAAAAGTATAGACCTGGTAAGACGGGTTCACCAAGGATAAGATTGTATGGTAATAAGAAAGATTGTCATGTTTCGATTTGATATAAGGGGGCTAAAGGTAGCGTCCGATAGTATCTTAAATTAGATGCAATGTCGGAAACACCAGTTCAATTCTGGTAGCCTCCATCAAATTTATAGCCTCGATAATGTTTGATGTGTAAAGTGTATCTTAGTAGGATATACTTGTTACATTTTATGTAACAAATTCGATGTGAGTGTAGCATAATTGGTAATGCACTTGACTGTGAATCAAGACTGATAGGGTTCGATGCCCTCACTCACCCCAACAAACTTATTATTTTCCTCTATCTTTATTATAATATTTTATCTTTTCAGTTAATTCCATTTTATTTACTTCAATCTTTTGTTCATTAATAGTGAACATTATCACTTATCAATCATCTCTCCCCACTTAAAGCCATAACTAATATCAACTTTAAACGGTATCTTTGGATGCAACCAATCTATTGGAACTTGTTCCATAGTTTCTTTAACTAATGCTCTGATTTTATTAACTTTTTCTTTATTATTTGGTGCCTCAACTAAAATAGCGTCATGTATAAGATTAACAGAAAATGCATCTAATTTCAATAGAGGGTTCTCTAATTCTATAGCTGATACTAAGTTTAAATCTGAGCCTGTACTTTGAATTTTAAAATTTCTGCTTTCATTCTTTAAGCCTTGATCATTTGCTATAACTCCATATCTTCTGTAACGACCAAAAGGAGTAACAAAAGGAGTACCAGTAAGTAACTGAGTCTCGCAATCATCTAAGTATTGTTTAGCTTTTGGTGCACGTTCAAACCATTTATCTATCATCATTTGTGCTTCTCGTAAAGATATATTTAATTGTTGCGCAATGCTAAAAGCAGTAATACCATAAATAATTCCGAAGTTTACAGGTTTAACATTAGTACGATCTTCCTTTGTAAAATTAGTACCGTAAATTTCACTGGCCATAGCACTATGAATATCCTTGCCTTGTCTAAAAGTTTCAAGTAGAAAATCGTCATCACTAAAGTGGGCAAGCAGCCTTAATTCTAACTGACTATAATCAGCTTCAATTAATAACCGTCCTTCAGGAGCACCAAATATAGATTTAACTATTGGATTTCTTGGAATAGTCTGCACATTAGGTTTGCTACTAGATAATCTACCTGTAACAGTAGTCTGCAAACTGAACGAACTCCTTAAGCGATTATCAGGATCTACTCGTTTCTCAATTCCTTTAACATACGTACTCATTAATTTAGCAAGTTCTTTATATTTAAGTAAGTAAGTAAATCCATAGTGCCTATCTTCAATATCAGCAATAATATCTTTATCTGTGCATCTCTTGTTTTTCTTGTGTATCTTTGGTATAATTTTTAGTTGATCATAAATTATAAAAGCTAACTGTTGAGAACTATTAGGATTAAGTTCAACTGGTGCTGACTTTGCATCTGTTTGTACTAAGTAACCTTCCCTATTCCAAATAGCACCAAAAGAATCAATGACTTGTCCTTTCAAAATATCAAGTTCAATCTGTAGTTTTTTATGATATTGAGCTAAGTATTCTTGCCTAACATAAAAACCTTTTTGCGACATTCTGCGTAAGAAGTTAATACCAGGTATTAACACTTTATAATACAATTTCTTAAGATTAGGGTCAGCTTCTATCTGTGGAAGAAACAAATCACTTAACTGATAAGTATGATCAGCATCCATGGCAACTAATAAATTACGCTGATCTTCAGATAGTTCAGCCATTTTTGATTTATCCACATCAAATCCATAATCTTTTGCTCCCAGAAAAAGTCTTGATAAAGAATCTAAATCATGACCACGTTCATTTTCGTTGAGGACATAGTGCTGTAATAAGGTATCATGTTGTCCTTCTATTTCTATACCATGTTCAGAAAGAACTGCGGTATCAAATTGCATCCTTTGGTAAATGGTTTTACAATTTGATAGAATTTCTTTAATGTATGGCAACATATCAGATTGGAACACTACGACTTTGTTCTTAGCATATTCTAATCCCACAACTAAAATTTGAGCTTTCTTGGGGTCTAAACTGGTAGTTTCAATATCACAGCTAATAGTACCATGAAGTAAAGGCAGTAAGGAATCAATATTTTCTTTAGTTGCAACTTGATAGGTGGTTATGCCAGGATCCTTTTTATGTGTAGGATTATCTAATAATTGTTTTGCATAGATAAAACCATTTAAAAATGTTTTGTAATTACCTATAGCATTTAATACTGCTGTCGGATGATAGATGGGAATAATGAGACTATCACCAAAAGGTATAGGAGTTGAATGGGCGGAGCCTATTTTTAATTTATAGTTATTTGTTAAAGTATGTAAAGCAATGTTACCAAATGCTAGAATGATCTTAGGTTTGACTATAGCAAGTTCAGCTAAAACTCTTGATCTGCAATGTGCAATATGTGCACGTTGGATATTTGTATCTTCAGGTATCATACATAATAATGAATTAGTTATATATGGTGTATCAGTGAAGCCCGCTTTTGCTAAAGTTTCTTTAAGTAATTGCCCTGATGGACCTACAAATGGTGTCTTAGCGACCAGCTCCTGATTATTAGTACTTCCACCTACTATAGCGAGGTTGCTACTAAAAGGTTCAGTAGGTGGTATTTGTGGGTATATGTTTAGTTCACATTTTTTGCATTGGGCTAACAAGAAACCAACCCCTCTTCTGAAACTTCATAACTTGCATCATATTTTGTATTATCCCCTTTAGGGTAATTTAATCGCTTTAATTTATAATGCTTATGCATATTTTTAACTTCTGTTTTATTCCCTAAAAAATAAAAATATCTATATGTAGGTTGTAGTAAAATTTTTTCTACTATCTTACCTTTCTTATCTATACCACGTCTTATATCAAAAGATGATCCATCTTCAAAAATATACCTATGTTTAGGAGAACTAGTACCTGAATATATCCAATTAGTTGCTTGATAAATATAACCATGATGACCCTGATTAGGATCTGCATAACTTACTATGCAACATGGCTTAGGTAATAACTTTAAAGATGATGAAACAAAATAACTTAAAGTATTTTTTGGCAATTTATCATTTACAACTAATCTATTTAATTCTAATGTAGTTACTTCGTAGTTTATAAATACACATTTACCTTTATTAAAATTATAATTAGGGGGATATCCAAAAGTACAAATACCTTCTAACCTCCTGGTATTATTACTAAAAAGACCAAAAGCATATGATATAGAAGGTCTCCTATGGGCATAATGTTTCTTAAGTATCCAAGGATATGCTCTCTTAGATGGTATTGATTTTACATGGTACTCCATAAATTCCTCTTTTCTCTTAAAAAACAATCAGGGCAGTCACCCACCCTGACTATCCTATAAAACTAAGTAGTCGATCATAGTTAATTATAATTTATATACACTACATACTATAATTACTTCTATATTTTCTGTATTTAAGAATATTTTCAGGAGGTATCCCCTTTCTTTACTACTTAGTTACATAAACTTTTCAACGCCACCTATTGGTATAATATCTTTAATATTAGTAGGTACTTTAGTCTCTCCAGCTTTATTAGTATAAGCCTTACCTAAAACACAACTAATTATAGCTTCTGCACCAATAGCTATTCCTAAGTCGCAGAAATTCTTCTCGTCAAATCCTACAGTAGTATCCACACTATCTATTAGCGGATGATATTCTCCCTTTGCATCTGCTTTTTGAGTCCTAATAAGAAATTTATGCAGAAATATAGCTCCTCCCTCACCACTTCTTGGTGATAATGTTAGCCATACAAATCTACCTACTTGAGCCGGTCCTGTAATTCTCCATGTTACATTTATTTTTGGTTTATTTTTAGCTGTAAAACCAAACTCTGCTTTGTCTATCATTGCCTGATATCTACCCATTGGTACAGGAGTATTATCATATTCTGTTTTGGTATCTTTTAAAATTATTGCATCACTTTGATCAAGCGGTGCTGCTTCTCTGCTCATCACCTGTGGTGTTGGTACTGAAGCTGGGGCAGGTGCGGTTACACCTCCACTTTTCATTTGCTCTATAACTGCATCTGGATTATATGTTTCTGTCATTTTGTTCCTTTCTTGTTATTGTTTTTGTTATTGTTATTTGCTGTTTCTAATTCATAAATATCTTGGAATATAGGATCTATCAAGTAAGAATCCTTAAAGTTGACGAACCTACTCTTAGCTTGGAATGTATTACCAGGCTGTAACATAAGATACCTATGCGTCTCTTTGGTTTCTGCGTCAGTTTCAAGTGTATAATATCCTACATGATCCATGAATCCCTGAATCTCATTACCAAGTTTGCCCTGAATATTAGGAGCATAGAATCGTCTATTAAATTCATCCTTATCCCATTGTCTTGAACATACAAATATTACATGCATGGGTAAATCCCTGAACTTTCTTACCAATAGTAACATCATTTCCTGTCTACTATTCCACTCTGCATATTCTGGACGCTGTGGTATCTCATTCAATTTAGTAGTCTCTATATTAACTCCCATAAGTTTATACATACAATATCTTGCAACTTCTGATAATGAATCGATAATAACTGTGTTATATATACGTGGTGCTTTAATATCTTTAGCATTAATATTTCTAAAATGTGCCTCTGAAAGTTTAAGATTTTCCACATCATCATTATCCCTGAACAAACAGTGCGCTCTTAAGTATTCATACACATTAGAAAATGTATCATAATCTCTTACATTTATAGATGGTATATCTCCTCTACTGGCCAGTACTTTATTACCACCTTCAGCATCTATGTTTAGGACATTTGCCATGTCTGAAACATCTTGTGCAGTACCAGCTAGAGTAGTCTTTCCAGTTCCATATTCTCCATATATCTGTAGCTTAATATAACTACGCTCTTCCCCTGGGAATGTTATATTAAAAGCGGGTCCTGTGCTTGCTACAGGTTCAATTTTTTCTTCTACAACTTCATTCGTCACCTCCTCTTTGGTAACTAGAGCTACATCTTCGTTAGTATTTAACTCTGTGCCTATTGCTCCGTCTGGTTTTGTTTCTGTGGCTGGAGCCACTTTAGTTTCTTCTGCCATGTTTCATCCTCTCTTTTTTGTTGTTCATAATTATTATCTAATATAAATTGTGCATCCAATCCATCTTCTTCTGCTAAACAAACCGGTCTAAAGTCACAAAAATTAAAACATTCTCTGGTAGGATTTGGATATATTGATAAATTCTTATTCAACATATCCTTACCCTCAGCTAATATATGCCCATATTGTTTATGTTTTGCAGATTTATTTCTACGTACCAAATCGTAACGTATAAATGCGTCACTTAATTCCTCTTCTTGCATCCTAAAATGTTCTAAAGTTTCTAAGTTTTCAGGAGGTGTCTTTGCTAAACATCCGTATTTAAAATTTAAAGCTTCTAAGTACTTATTATAGTTGGTATTCTGTTTTTTGTCAATACTAACTGCACCTTCTGGACGTTTTAATAGTTTTGGTTCTTTAATTAATACTTTTTTAAGTTGGAGATATACCATTCCTTCAATAGGCTTACCATAATAAAGCTCAGCACCCCACGAATACGCAGAAATCTGTAAATCAGTTTCTAATTTATTAGTATCGAAACGTGCTACAGTCTTATAGTCCATAATCCATAATCTACCAAGTTCATCAGTTACAACACGATCAAATCTCATTGAATAGTAAATAGGATGTCCAAATTGCCTACTTAATGCTTTAAGTTCTAATATTACTTCTATCTCAACCTGTGGTTTACCATCTATCCAAAGTGTTTTAAATTTATTACGCTTTGGCAACCATTCATAAATATAGTGATTAAGCATACCAGGTATCATAGTAGCAGCAACCTCACAGTCCATAGTAAGTTGCTTAGGTTCAAAGCAATCATAATAAGCCTGAAACGCATCTATAGGATTACCAAATTTATTGTAGCCATGGAAGTCCTCTAATGCAAAATGTAGACCAGTACCCACCCAGAAATAATGACTAAACTTATCTTTCATTTGTAAGTTCTGCCGTAACGGAGATTGGTAATCCCATTTACGCCTGCATTGTTTAAATAAGTTGCGATCTGATGTATGTATTTGGTTATGCTCAGTCATTTAATCCCTCCCTAATATACTAACAATATCATCTAAGTCTGTTGAAATAGTTTTTAAAATATCCCAAATAGCTTTGTTCTGTTGTTTCATCCAGTCTACTTCCTGCCTTAAAGTTTCTATTCTTATGCTGTTATTTACTGTTTGACCGCTCATGGCATCACCTCTCCTAACGCAAAATCAACTGCTGTTTTTGCATGTATTATTGTTGAATCTAATATTGGTATACCATCAAAGTCATCAGGACTAAAGAACAGACCTATTTCAGTACACCCTAATATTATAGCTTCTACTCCTTGATCGTCAAGCTTTTGCATAATTTTTAAAAACTCTATCCTTGAAGTATGTGATACTATACTCTTACATAGTTCATTATAAATAACATGATTAACATATTGTATATCTGTTTCATCAGGAACTATAACCTCTGCATTAAGTCTACCCTTAAAATAATCCATCTCCATGGTATATTTAGTACCTATTAACCCAACTTTCCCAAAACCTTTAATTTTATCATTGATACAATCTGCTATGTGCAGTACTGGAATAGGACAATGACCTTCTAATCTTTCCACCATGCTATGTCCTGTAACAGAACAGATAACTATACAATCAGCATCTATAAACTGTAAATTAATAGCGGCTATTTCTATTATTTCTGCTGCCTTTATCCATCTACCTGCTTTCTGTAGTTTCTCTAATTCATAGAAATCCATACTAGACATTACAATATTAGCACTATGTAATTCACCAAGTTTATCACTTATCCCAGTATTAATCAACTGATAATATCTTAACGAGCTTTCCCAACTCATGCCACCTATTAATCCTATAGTTTTCATTTTATCCTCTCCTTTAAGTCATTAATTTCATTTATTATCTCATTAAGCTTAACTCTTAATGGAACTGCACCCTGATCGTCTAATTCACACATTAGTAAACCAGCAAAAGATGGATAAATATTAATTATAGATTCTATTGTTTTCATTTTATCTCCTTCAATTTCGATTTAAAAAATTTATATGGATTATCTAAATCATTAATATTAAAATTCTTTCTAAACCTCATTGGTAATAATTTCTTATCACTCTCATGGAATGTAATAGTACCATCAGCCCTGAACGAGAAATAAGTATTAGTCACTTCCTTAGGAGTAGTAAAATAAGTATCTGATTGTTTAACAGGCTTGTCTGGATATAGTGGATTAAAAAATTCTATATGTTTATAATTTAATGCCTTGAGTTTTGCTTCAGCTTCTTTCCATTCTTCCCTGGATATCATAGATTTTTTTAACCATTCTTTAGTCTTAATGTTAGTAGTATGCTGAAACGGTGTCCTGAACTGATGCATTATAGGTGAGTAACAGTCATTTATGATTTTTGCTATGAGCTCTAATTCACCTATATTTTGCTTTAAGATAACAGTTATAAATCTTAAATCAGGTGCGTTTGATGAACCTCTACATATAACACTTAAACGCTTTAAGTTATGTATAAGAATATCCAAGTTAGATCCCTTATGTAGTTCTTCATAAATCTCAGGTCTAAAAGAACCTATAGAAACTGTAATAGCATCTAAATTAAACTTACTCATAGCTATTAATTCTTCATCTGTTAATGACCTAGATAAATTAGTAGTTATAAAAGTATATGCTCCGGTTCTCTTTGGTATCCTACTAAAGTATTCAATAAAATTTGGATGTATTGTAGGTTCAAAAGCACAGGACATAAAACCCCTATCAACTAATGATAGCAAGGATAGGGCTTTATTGAACGTATCGCTATCCATATAGACATGGTTCTTATGTTCACTCCAAGTATTGATACAGAATCTACACCGTAGATTACATGTGTTGTTTATGTCTAGTAGCATTGCTTGATATTTATTCATTTTTCTTCGCTCCGATCAGTAAGCCATCTTATTATAGATATCTTCCCAAGCCACCAATATTTTATACCTTCCATTAATGTAAGTGGTCTATCTTCAGCCCAAAGGTTTCCTTCTTCATCTAGCGGTAAATCTCTAAACATTCTATAACCTCTAAACATTACTGGAGATAAATACCATTTATTTTTCTTGTTATTCATTTAGCCTCCCAATAACCAATATTACCAGTAACTTTAACATTACCTAATTCTTTAATAAATTTTCTGACACCATCATGAGCTCCATTTTCTCTTGGTGCTGTGTCGTGGAATAGCACCTTACCGCAATGTTTAACCTTTTCAAAATCAGCTTTGACAGCTTCATAAGAATGATCACCATCTATAAAAGCGAAATCAAAGTTTATCATACCTAAAATTTCAATTAAATTATGTTCTGATAAAAGCTTAATAGCAGTAATATTTTTCTCTACTTCCAAATCTTCCCAAATCTTATACTTTTCTTTATATGCTACTATATCAAAAGTATATACCTGATTCGCAAACTGAGCTATCCAAGCAGCTGATAAACCCCTTTGAGTGCCAATCTCTACTGCTACATCAATTTTAATACCATTAAAAAAATCTCTAAACTCTTTATCATCTATAGCTATTGGTCTTGGTATTTTATTTTCATCTGCGTATTTTAGTATGTCTATCATTAAGCCTCCAATAGTTCAGGGTTTTCAAATTTGTTTCCTATTACTTCACCAGTACAATAATCTATATTGTTTCTATGAACAGTTTGACTTAAGTCCCAAAATCCTCCATCATTATCTTCCACTATCCAACAAAGACCTACATCACATTGACTTTGCCATTTAACAACACCAAAGTAATAGAATTGTTTGTTACCATTTAATTGATAACCATATAAATAACTTGTTCCTTTTAATATATCTCCACCATATATATCAGTACCTACTTTATCTTTTAATCCTGTGTACTGTCCTAATGTAATATTTTTTACAGGAATATTAGAGTTATCCCAACATATACGTTGTGAATATTCTTCATAATATACTGTTGAGGCTGGTTTATCCTGCGATAATCTTCCATACCTCATAACTCCATTTGCATCCATACCTCTAAATTTTAATATTTCCATCATACCTCCCAATAACCAAGATTATTATAAATAATATTTCCACCTATTTCTTTCAAAAATTCATAGTTATCTGGATATCTTTCTTCATTTACGTCATGGAATAATACTCTACCACATTTCTTTACCATAGTAAAGTCTTTTTCTATTTCTTCTGTTTCATGTCGAGCATCTATAAAAGCAAAGTTATAATTTATATCCCTTAACTGCTCTCTTATATCTTCTCTACCCTTTATTAAATAATAAATTATTTTATCATCAACATTTAGATTATCCCATATTAATTGTCTACATGGATAAGTCTTAATATCAAATGTGTAAACCTTATTAGCATGCTGTGCAATATATGCAGTACTAATACCATAAGCAGTGCCTATTTCTATAGCAGTATTAATTTTTAAATTTTTAAAAAACTCATCAGCATCTTTCAGATCTGGTATTGCGGAACCTCCTGCTACTTTATATTTTTTTGCCCAGTTATAGATATTTATCATACGTACCACTACCTACTTTCCAATATTTTCCTAATTCTAAATCATATTCTTTTGGGTTCCAAACTCCATGGCCTGAACCTGGATAATGTGTCAATTCCCCAAAGTAAACATAACTTTGTACTATATAGAAATCAACCCGTAAAAAATCAAATCCATTACTTAATCTCTCTGCAAAATCAATCATCTGCTTAAACCTAAATGGTATTTCCTGCACCGGTCCCATTGGATGACCTTCTCTTGCCGCTTTCAATGGTTTAAAATGTTCATCGTATTGACGTAGTTCAATATCATTTCTATTTAAAACATAAATCATCTTACATTTACCATTAAACATACAGAACTTATAACTATGGGGAATATTACCATTGTCGTAGAGCAATTGTTCTACTACTATTAATGGATCTATATCTTGGTATGCCCATTCATACCACTCTGAACCATGCACAGTTCTAAACCAAGCGTTACAGTAATTTGCTATCTGCTCCTGAGTTAAATCATAGAATACACCAATTCTGTCTACTGTGTATCGTTTTTTGCCATTAACTTCTTCAACTATTATCCATCTACCTGCACCATTATTAGGTTTAATAATAAATTGTTTTGGCATCAAATTCAATGGTATAGTATATGGATTTTTTGTTACATGTAATAGTGGAATTAAATGATTGTCTGCTTCCCAACCTATTCTATCCCTTATATATTGACGTACCCTGTACTTGTCAGCAGTTAAAGTTATCAATGGATTTCTGTCAAAAAGTTTCTTATATACTACTTTCTCATTGAAACTTTTTGGATTCTTAAGATTTGGTTCATACCCGTGTTTGTCTTTAAACCTCTTTTTTTCATCTTCGTACATTATAATGACTCACCGACTTCCTTAATTCTATTAAATGCTATCTTACAATATTCTTCTTCTTTCTCTAAACCTATCCAATTAAAACCCTCTATCTTACATGCCATACAAGTAGAACCAGAACCCATATAAGGATCTAAGACTATGCCGTCTGGAGGGGTAATTAATCTGCATAGGTATTTCATTAAGGCTATGGGTTTAACTGTGCTGTGGAAGTTAGTTGCCTCTTTCCAGTTTTCTCTTACGCTTATTAAAGACAGCGTTTGTAATGCAACATTGCTTGCACCACGGACTAATTCCAGATTCCCTTTTGTAGTAGTTAGTAGAAACTTTTTTAAATTCTCCACATTTTTTACAGGGCTTCCACCACTCACCATTTCGGAGTTCGCATCCAGAATGGATTCGCTTGTGAGTGAGTGCAGTAATAAGTTCAAGATTTTCGATTCTATTATCTTGTTTATTTCTGTTAATGTGATGGATAAAGAATCCTTGGGGCACTGGACCATGATGTTTTCTCCACACTCGCCTGTGCTGAAATTCACGAGTCCCTGTCCTGATATAACCCTTTGGAGTAATTGAACCGCTACCGTATTTTCTTCGCATAGTATACCTTTCTTTTTATTCTTATTAGATATATTATACTTTACTGTTAGGTAATTGTCAAGCCCTTTGTTTCTTTCTTTCTTTGAACTTTTCGCACAATAGAAGAATCGGGAGGCTGATTTCTCGGTATCATAATAGCCACTCGTTACTTTTGCATCTGGAATAAATATGCTATCACCATGCCCACCACTTTTACCAATATTCTCAGGTTTAACTGGTCTTGCAATACTATCAGGAAACTCCCCCACCACTTCATCAGAACCGTCATGGATTAGGTTAGCTGGGAAACGACCTTGTGATAAGGCTGTTATTCGATATTGGTTACCGAACGAACCACCACTTCCATCTTTATATCCTGCCTTATTTTTGGCACTATTCATTTCAAGTGGATTATCATTATGTTCTACCCGACAACCATCTATATTAATTCCACCCGTACCCCACTTTAAAACATTTGAGGCTATAGTTTTTTCAGATAATGGCTTGCGGGCTAGTGTCCATAGTTCCATAGCTGGCTTTAATGCTGTACCCCAGCCTTCATATGGTGAGTTGCCTTTGTCGACAATTACTTCACTTGTTGACTTAGTTAAATTTGGTCTGTGCCCTTGTTCTAATCTTGTCTTGGAAATTGATACTTGATAACCACAAGTCTTAGTTCCAATAACTTCTCTTTCATTACCTTGTATCTTATCAATAGCTTTACCAATATTTAATGACTTAGGAAATCCACTGCCATAAATCCAGCTGACTATATCCCTAATCTCAAATCCAGCATCTTCAATATTTACTGCCATTCTATGCTGTGTCCTTGTACCACAAGCTACCAGAATATGCCCTCCAGGTTTCAATACTCTTAAACATTCTTTCCATACTTCAACTGTAGGTATATTGTAATCCCACTTCTTACCCATAAAAGATATTCCATATGGTGGATCAGTTACTACTGAATCTATAGAATTATCATCAATCTCTTTCATTACCTCTAAACAATCTCCTTTATATATACTATTGGTTGCTAACATTATATCTTCCTACCTTCATGTTCAATATGCTTAAACCATTTACTGTTGCGTGCATCCCCAGGCTTGATAGTAGCAATTTTAACTGATGGATTTTTCCATGAAGTATACATAAAGGCAGCTTGATCTGATGCTGTATTGGTAGTGACTTCACTCCACCATTCATTATTAAATTTCTTAACTTTATTACTATTCTTTCTCATTATAATAGTGCACTCAAATAAACCAAAATCGTTTGGAAAACCATCATTTACAAAACGATATATCTGTTTCTGTCTTATACTTACAGGTTCTCCTGTCGCATGGTAGCCATTTAAAGTAGATATCTCCATTTCCTTATAAGCACATGACCTAATCCTATGTTTAAACAAAGCCATATCAGATTCTTCTAAATACTTATCAATTAGTGCTGTTATAGATGATTTAATGCTTACTGCACCATCTATCCATACCAAATAATCATAATCTTGTAATTCCTCTATCTTATGTGGTATCATTTTATATATTTTAGATGTCAATCTAGGCTGTTTAAAATGTGAGTAATCTATATGATGCATTTGCCATACTTTTGATTGAATATTTGTATCAACAAAAGCATGATAATCAATATTATCTTCGTTTTTAACCGGTGCATGAATATTATCCCATCCACCAGTTATACAAGTCACTACTGCTATTTTATTCTTACTACGTGTTTTCCCTATTTTAGTATTGGTAGCTAAATCAGTGCATAAATTTTCTAAATCTTTTGCTATGTTCTTTGTATCTAAATATTTTTCAATTTTATTTCTACCGTTCTTACCTACTTTATTACGTAAAGTAGCTGAGGATAAAAGTTCTTTACCATTTTCATAAATATTATTTTCTACACATGGAACTCCCATAGCAAGAGATTTGTTTGATTTATTATAAGATTTATATTTTCTCCAATCGTAATAACGAGGATTTATTGATATATCACATTCAGTTAAAGCTTCAATAACTGTTTCATCTGTCCAATCTCTTACTTCTAGTCCTAAATTATTAAAAGATTCAATATTTACACCATAGTTTTTATCATATACTGCTATTAATTTAATATTAAATTCTTCACCAAGCTTTTCTAAATCTTTTCTAACAGTTTCAATTTGACTAACATTACTGCGACAACCAAACCATAATATTTTATATTGTGTTTGTTCTTTATGTAATTTTAGTTTATTATGTACTTCCATATCAACACTATCTGCAATTAATTCAACTCGCATACCTGGTTTAAATTTAAGAAATGATTTTTTTAATTCTTCTGTTGGTAAAATTATAACATTCATATAAGGAAGTATTTTATTTATCTCTGCCATCTTTATACCAGTAGTATCAAAATTTTCAGTATCCCAATGAGGATCTGTAGTATCAAATATTAATTTTACACCCTCGTTCCTTAAGCGTTTTGCTATTATTTCATCGCCTTTTTTCCATCTGGCTTGAAAGATGACTACATTGCTATGTTTAAGTTCTTTAAATTGTTCACTTATTATACAGTTATCAAGATATTTAGCTATATTAACTACTCTTATTCTAGTTCCGGCAGCAATGGGTCCATCATCTAAAGCTTTATGTGGAAGAAATCCTATCTTTACCTTATCACCAGATTCAAAATGTTTAAATTCAGGAACTATAAGTGGTGTCCTTTTTAAAGGTTTAGAGGAAATCTTCAATGCCTCTGTTTTAATTATTGCTATTTTTTCTTTTGTAAATTCTCTACTGGTTATATGCGTTATCAATTTTTTATATTTATCAGCTGAAGCTTTAAATGTAGTATCATCATATCCTGTTGTAATAACTTCAATTACATGATTCTTTATATGCTTTTTAAGATCTATAGCATAAGCTTCAGATGGTACTACTATTACTGAACATAGTTTAGCTATCTTATAAAAATAAGTAACCTTATCCCCAGCAGTGTATGGAAAATAAGGGTTCCATGCAGGAAACGACAAATCAAGTATTATTTTTTGACGATTAAAACTTTTCATTACCATAAGGTCATGGTGTTCCAGCCTATCCTGGTATATACAAACATCACATCCTTTAATAAACGCATCATTATTACTAATAGAAGTATTTGGCATGTAAGATAACAAATCAGTAGCCCTATTTTTTGACGCTTCAATTTGTAATCCATGAAGAAGACTGTCCAGTGTTATAAAAACTATTTTCATATACAACCACCACAGCAACCATAGGGCACATTTGAATTAACTAAATCTTCAGCTTCTGATTCTAATTCTTTAGGAAAATCTTTTGGAAATTCAGAAATAGTCCATGGCCCTGAAGTTACATGTTCCATCCAATCCTCATCAAAACTAACATTTCCTCCACTGCATAAACAATGATCTGGAAATTCTATGTTATTACCATCGAGTTCTACTATTAAAGTACCCCTGCATAAATTAGGGTATCCCCCATCATAACTTATAAATTTTAATATTTTCATTTTTCCCCCTACATATAATTCATATGTTTACATATAATATCATTATTATTCCATATAGTAAAATCATGTGTACAATCGCCACATATCCAAGCATCGGGAAAAGCAGCTAGATTTTCTACACTCCATCTGAAAGAATATTTTTCAATTAATTTTCTTTTATATACTGTGCATCCTGATAATGCGTGACCTACTTTTTGTATACCCTTTTTGCTAAAATCATGAAAATTTTTATAATACAATGCTCCTAAAATACCTGCGTCTTCTGGAAGCTTAGACAAGGTATTATCAAATCTATCCAATAGATCTACAGGAGGAATGACATCACTTTCAATTATCAAAAACTTCGGTAAATTAGTCTTTAGAAAAAGTTTCCTTAAATAATTAGCTGATTTTTCTACAGTTCTTAGAAATTGATAACGTCCTTCAGTTATATTAAGATGATAATAAGTAAAATTATCAAATGAATAACGAGATTTTAATTTATTATAGTAATGTAAGTCGGAAGAATTATCTACTATATGTACCGGATTGCCTTGTGCTATTTCTTTTATTCGTTTAAAAAACATATCCTCACAATAGCTTTTTCCACCATAAGTATAGATTGCTATGAAATAGTTATTTTTCATTTAATACTCCCGTATAGTTTTAACAGTTAAACCTAACAAAACTTCTTTACCATAGTATTTATCCCTCAATATTTGCTCAATCTCATAATTAATATTATGCATAACATCTCTGGTAGTTTGACTGTCTTGATCAGTAATTAACAACAAGTTCAAATTACCTTTAGTTTCTATTTTGCCTTTTGCTAATTTGTATTCCATGTTACTCCTTCTCCATATCTATTGTATTTTCATAGTCATCATATGTTAATTCTGAAAACATAAAACGTTCATCTCTTGGTATTCTAAAATATTTAGATAATTTGGAACTATATTCACCTACTGTAAAAGTTATCCATTTAGATTTTTTTTCATATTGAACAGGATATTTTTTAAGTAACCATTCTGGAAACTTAGCTTTCTTAAACCATTCCCACCAATTTTTAGGATACCGAAAGACAACTTCAGCTTTTTCGTTTTGTGTTTCAACTCCTCTAATATATAAAGTTAAACGTGCCTCCATTTTATCCCATAGCGATGCTGCTTTAAGCTCAAGGAATAATTGATCTTTCATTTCATCAGGACCAAGGAAGTCCTGTGCTTGAAAGGCTATTTTTTGCATCATTACTTGTTCTTCTTTGATATATTGATTCATCATATTTATTACTGGTTCACTAGCCATTAAAATACACCTCTTCCCACTTATATATATTTTTTCTAATATCTCTCTCCTGTGCTTTCTTTCTTGCACCCTTTCCAAGTTTTTCTCTAAGCTCTTTGTCATCCACTAATTGTTGTAAATATCTAATCCATAATTTAGTTTTATTCTTCTTTACTAGATAACCATTAACTCCATGATCAACCCAGCGTCTATATGGTGCTACGTCACTAGCTATAACTGGAATTCCTAGTGCTGCATGTTCTAAACCTTTAATATCTGATTTACAAGCATTGAATTTATTATCTTCTAATGGTATAGCTACTATATCTCCCAAAGAAACAAGCTTGCGTGGGTAGTCTTCAAGTGATACACCTTCTAAGAATGTTACATCAGGATGATCTTTAAACAAACCTTTATCCTTAGCCTCAGTAAAACCACCTATTATAAGCTTGCAATTATGTGGTGCACAACCACTTAATTGATACAAATCATCAATATGTGTCTTAGTACCAGACCAGATGACTACTGGTTTCTTATTAATTACACGCTTAACTTTATCATATACGCTAATGTCTATACAATTTTCAAGTACTACAATATTTTTATTGAATGACTTATATAGTTCAGCTAATTCAGGAGTTGACACAGTTAATAAGTCAACTGTACGCATAGCATTTTTCATATTATCCAATGATGGATTACATTTTTCTTTAAATACTTGGAAGACTTTACTACCATCAGGAAGTTTCATTAATTTTGTTTTGGGATGAAACACCCAAAAAGCAGGATTATTCCTTGGAAGATTTAAATATGAGTCATCTGTATCCATAATTGTAAAGATACCTTTAGCTTTAAGTTCTTGTACTATCAAAACTAATGCTTCATAAAAAATCAACTGAAATACAACTACGTCAGCTTTTGTTAAATCATAGGCTACTGGACCATCAGGAGTGTCCTTAGTACCAATGAGATTTCGTGGATCAAGAGTATCAAAATAGATAATATCAGTAGTGTAATTAAGAGACTTGAGAGTTTCGCATATTAGCGCCATACGATAGTAGCCCGATGCTTGTTTTGATCCTCTTATGAATAGTATTTTCTTTTTGGTGTTCAAGTATGTTCCTTTGTTTAATTTTATTAAATACTAACACTTTTCTTTTGATTTGTCAACTAAAGCTTTATAATAATCTTCCCTTGATATATCTAATTCCATAGACTCTACTTTACTATTTAAAATTTCAAGCCCTCTTTCGTCTACAGAATTTTTATATAATATGTAATAAAATCTAGTGGGATGTGTTTGAGTTTCTCTATGGATTCTTTTTTCTGCTTGTATGTTATCATGCAATCCTAGTTCATACCCAATAAAAATAGCTACTTTAGCAGCAGTTAAAGTCATGGTGGTACCACTCTTAATGACACAAATAAGAACTTTATTTTTGGTTTTGGAATTTTGAAACTCATTTTGAATTATTTTATGTTCTTCATAAGACATGCCACCCTGTACAGAATATAATTCTATACCTTTAATATTATTAAGTTCATCTTTAATAAGTTGAACAGCCGGCACAAAAGGCGTGAACACTACGCAAGGATTGCCTTCTGATAATTCTTCTATAACTAATTCTTTTACTATATTTAAGGCACCCCCATTATCATTGAAACCTAATATCTTAGGAGATACCATGAGTTGCCTACATCTTAACATATTAGTAAGCTTATTTTGAGTTATAAGAAACTGACCATCTTCGTTTAAATACATTTCTTTTCTCAACGTATCATATAACCTTTGTTGCTTTACTGTCATTTCTACTGCTATAGGTTGTCTTGTCCTTGAGGGTAAATAAGAATCATCAACTATCCTTCGTCTATAATTATCCAACATTTTATTAAAGGCTTTTTTATCTTTTGCATAATTCTCAATACTCATGCCAAATTGTCCTTGCACAATTATACAATGTTCATTGACAAAACGCCAATAACTTGTAAATACATCAGGATCTATAATAGACAATGGACCAAACCAGTCGGCTGGGGATTTTCTTCTAGGTGTACCAGTCAAAGGTATAACATATGGAATCAATTTAGCAACCGACTTAGTAAATTTATGAAACTTAGACTTTCTATTCAATAATCCAAATAAATGATATTCATCAATTATAAGCGTCTTAAAAAACATAGGTCCAATGTTAGCTAATACTTCTGGGTATAATTTAGCAGTGGTTATTAAAAAGTTTAAGTCCATAGTAGTTATAAATTTTTGTAGTTTTTCTTTTCTTTCTTTTGGTGTTCCTGCATAAATATGCGAGGGTTCATCATACCATTTTATGAGTTCTGTTTCCCATACTATTAACCCTGGTTTAGTACACACTATCAAAACTGGAAATGGTTTTGGGTTTGTAAATAAAGCATCAAGTACTATTTTTGTTTTACCAGTTCCAGCAATATCAGCAAGAATAGTGCGTCTATTATGATCTAATAAAAATTGTGTGCCTGTAATCTGATGAGGTCTAAGAGTCATTATACCTCTAACCCCCAACTATCCCAACCTTCAACTCGTTGTCTTGCAAATAGTTCTATTCTTGGTAAATCACCAAACAGTTTGACTATGTTTTCTCTAACACTATTAGGTTTTTGACTATGTTCCATTATTCTATCATCTACTATTTGATGTACTGATTTAGAAATCCTCTTTAATGTTTTGCCTTTAGTAGCTAACAAACACAATTCAGTGTTTGCTCTAGTGTAATACCCCATACCCCAAAACCAAGTATTAGCTATTTTATTTCTCTTAACCCATGTAAATCCTATTGTCTTATATGTAAAACCCCATTTTTCTATAAGTTCTATTCCCTCTAATAGACAAGGAGCAGTAACCCATAAAAATAGAACTGCATTATCCTCAGTAATATCACTAATAGGCAATGCTTGAATATTTTCTTTATTCATTGTATGGTAATGACTTTCAGCAGTTCTACCAATACCAGTATCTTTAGGCCATACTTTATAACTCCAAGGAGGATCAGCATAAATTATATTATATTTCTTATTAGGTAGTGGCATCAACCAACTCCTCCATAGAATAATAAATCGGTATACCTAATTCCTCAGCTCTTTTGATTTCTGCTATGGTACCTTTGCTAAATTCGTAATCAGGTAATACTAATACTGCTTGACTTACTTCCAACCAGGACATTGAATATGCTTGAATCATATCTAAAGTAATCTTCTCATCATGTCTCAACGCCAAAAAGAATTGAAAATCAATGAATGGGGAAAAAGGATGATAACCAAGCAAAACTAATTCTGCTGATACCCTAATACCTTTTCTAAGATTCTCTAAAAATTGTAAGCAATTTGGATCTGACATTGTGCCAGCTAAATATATTCTTTTCATTTTAATCTCCTCTTAATAATATTTTCTAATGGTCCCATATCTATGGGTTCTCCATTCATTTTAGAAATAACCATCTCTACACCAATAAGGTTAAATATTAAGGCACTTACATGATCCTCTTCTGTTTCACCTTTAAGCCAAGCATTAAAATGTCTTTCAGCACTAGCTATAAAACGTTCAAGTTCAGATTCAGTCTTTGCTTTTTCCCAATTACGTAAAGTATATTTCTTTGCACCTTTGGTGTAATGTTCTGCTAACCTTTCTCTGATAAACATTGGTACTAAATCATATCTGATTTTTTCACAACTATCCCTTTGCATACCAGTAGAAAACTCTTGCCTCTTACCTGAATCTTTTATTTTATAATCATTCATTTCTTTCCACCTCTTTCAAAATTGCTTTGCATTTACTGCATCTTATTGTATAAGGGTTTTGATTAAATATATTAATTAGTTTATTAATTGCTCTACCGGTTATACCTTTTGATTCATATTTTAAGGATAAACACTCTTCCCTTAGAAAAAAATCTATTTTTGTTCCGTTGCATTTAAGACATATCATAGTTCCTACCTTCCTTATATAATTCTTTTTTAAAGTATGTACATTTACGACATACTTTATACATATCCTCAGTGCTAAATTTATGAGCAATCATATAGTCATAGTTCCAGCACTCATCAGTTTTTTTTTGCAGTGATCTTTATTAAGCTTTGCTTCTTTTTTGGATATCTTCAAGTAAAAACTCCTTTAATTCTATTGGTTTATAATCCTGATTCTCCAGGATAAATGGTCTACACCATTCAGGTACTTGCTCATTTGGTCTATTATGTATATGTCCACATATGTTAATGTCGAAATTACTTCTAGGCTTTTCAATCATAACTTCTGAATGAGCTACGTCTCTTGCTAATTCCCTGGTTACAGTTTTAATAGGTGGAAATGGATAAGGTCTGTGGCTGAATAAAACCCTTAAACCATATAAATACATAGTGAAGTTTCTAGCAACGAAGTCCCAACCATGATTCATATACCAAGTCATAGATTTTCCATCATGGTTTCCGAGGATTAGCCAAGATTTACATTTAATTTCATGAAATATACCATGCCAGTAAACATCATCACCTAGAGAAACATCACCTAAATGAATTAGTAAATCAGTGTCTAAATCAATTAAATTTTCACATAGCATTTGTGTCCAACATTCAGGTCTATCGCAATATTCTTTTATATTTTTGTGTTCAAAGTGGGTATCCGAAATAATATGTATTTTCAAAAGTTCGCCTTTCTCACCTTAAGTAACCAGGCATTGATCTGATCTATGTCTGTTGTTTTGTCCGGATTATGGTCATAGGCTTTATTAACCATAGTTTCCCACTCATATGTCTTCTGTATTACCTCACCAATTTCATATTCTCCTGATTTAAACCTCTTTAAAATTTCAAAATCATCCACTTCAGTCATGTCAACTATTAATTCTTGAAAAGTCAAAAGATAATATGCTTGTATCAAAGTGCGTAAATATGCAGTTGCATATTTATGAGGTCTGCAATCCTTATTATCTAAGAACTTTTTCCTTTGATTTAAACCATACCCACGAAATGCATCTCTTACTCCCCTACTATTCCATACTCTTGGAAACAGTGCCCTTAGTGAGGTCCCTAAATCATTAATTTCTACTACTGGAGCTTTAAACACTTCTAAAATTGTAGGGTTACACTTGGTAGCCATCATCAAAAAATGCCCTAATTCCCACATAGTATTATCCGCTGCCTCTTTAGTATCACCCTCTTGCCAATTTGTAGTGAGCTTAGGTGCGTTGAGTTTCAGCAGTTCTTTGGTAGGTGCAAGGAAGACTCCACGGTAATCATAATCTGAATCAGGAGTTGATAAACCGTGAGCTCGACTGCCGACTAAAGTTTTGAGTATTATGTTGTAAGTTTTTTTGTCTATCATTTCAATCACTTATTTCTCCTAAAAAGTTTCTGCATATATTTTATCCTAAATAGCTTACTACGCCTACCAATAGAAATACCAATGTAGTACCAAATATCTTCGGTTATAAACCATTTAATATACAGTAGTTGCATATGAAATTTTTGTTTCTTGCTTAATTTATCTAATCCTATTAATATCATTCCAATCCTTTATAGCTCTTATAAATCCCTTTAATATATCAAACACCACGTTAAATGCCATGGTGATCCACAATGGTGAAAATATCCATACCCATTGCCAATCTAAAACATGTGTCAGTCTTAGAATTAAAAAGACTATAACGGTTACTATTGCCAGACTTATTAATCTGGTTCCTAATGTTGATTTATTTTTGTTTGTCATTTCTCCTCCTTATCCTCATCTGGACATATAAATACCATTATAATACCTAATGTAAAAGCAGAAAAGAAGCCTATTGTAAAAGATAGCCAACTCCACCATTCCATATTTTACTCCTTAATCAATTTTAATAAAAACGAGAGGGATATCTTGACCGGACACTTTGTTAATCGTTTCAGCCTCAGGCGATCTATATCCCTCTCTTAGCCTCCATCTAAAAAGTGTCAGATTAGATGGGTTTGCCAGACATCTTTGAATCTTCTTTAAAAATACTATTTAACTGCTGAACATATTCAAATATTGCACTAATGTTAGCAGTAACCCATCCTTTTTCGTCTGAATAAGTTTTATCTGCTCTAACTAATTCTTTTGTTACTTTCTCTTCCATCTCTGATTCATACCACATGAGAGTAATATATATTTTATCTTCATTTACCTCTGTTATTATTTTATAATCTTTTCCAATCATTTTTCCTCTTCCTCTCTCCTAATCAAATGACAATCTTTTGATTTATTAAATCCTAAATCACATTCAAAATGAACTGTGCATATCTCATCTTCACCCATAAAGTCAGGTATACCATCCATGTGATTATGTGGACAAGTTTCGTCCATACAATCTGTTGGGACTTGTTTAGTCATATCTTATCCTTTCACACTTGCTAGTGGCTTTAGTGTTATATACATGAGCAACTCTCCCATTCAAATAGATTAAAATAATTACCTAAGAAATATTCTATCCTAGTTTTGACTTTATCTAAATCCTTATGAATATCTTCTTCCCATAAGTTAATAAATTTATATCCTTTAAATTCTAACCATAAACGTCTTTTTCTATCTTTAAACCTTTTATTTATTGCATAATCAGTATTATAGTATTTAGGATTACCATGCCAATAATCCCCATAACACTCAATAATAAATTCATTATGTATAAGAAAATCTACATTATAACCACCTATAAAGGTATTAGTACTATAGTCTATTTTTTCCATCATTCCAATATCATTTAAGACTATCTTAATTATTTGCTCTATCTTAGATTTTTTATGCTTAATACCAGCTTTAATAAAAGGTAATATTTTTTGATGCTTTTCTTCTATAGACAATACATTCCAATTAATTTTCTTACTAAGTTCTCTTTTTTGAATAATTTCTTTTGTACTAGGAATTTTATAATATGTTGAATTATCTCTTATTTTAGCTGATTCTTTCATAATCTTTTTGGTACTTTCAGAATGTTTCTTACCATAAAACGGATTTAATTTACCTAATCGTACACATTTAATACATAGACCGCTTTTACTTCTATCATCTATAATTTTACCACAATTTAAACAAGTACGATTTAATATACGCTTTATTGGTATTCTTTCGCTGGTTATTACGTTTTTGTTCATATTAACTCCTTACTAAATAATAATGCATGACACCCATGCCGCAAAGCGTCATTACCATGCCGTTTACCCTTCAAATAAAAGCCCCAATCTTTTAATTTTTCATCGCTTACAAAACCCTTTCCAACGCTTGCCATCTGTTTTATACTTTGATATTTATTATGTTGGCACATAAACTCAATAGCACCAATGAGCTTTAATGTTGGCATATCTGAAAAACTATGAGCTTTAAGCTTACCTGGATATATTCGATAGTCTTCATATACTACTACATCAGGTTCAAAACTACAAATAATAGTCATTAATAGTTCATAATCATTACATTTAATCTGCTCTGTTATCTTTGGTATGCCATCAGCAAAGTAAGCAAGCCCAGTAGTCAAACCAGGATCTAATGCTACAAGACTTATAGGTGGAGTCCAACTTTCACCACGAGTTTTGCTAAGTAATTCTTTGTATGTCATAAATTCCTTAATCTATTGTATATAAATACTTATCAACAAATCTAACTCATCCTTTGACATTTCAGTCTTCCATATCAGATCATTACGTAATCTATCCCATTTATTTGGATCTGCTACAAGTTCTTTAATGAATATATATGCTACTTCTTCATTTTCATTTTGATCTAATATTATTTTCATATTACTCCTTTATTATCCTATAGTATCTCTTAAAAAATCCATCATATCATCTCTTTCTAACAAATTGTCAAAGCTATACTTTATAAGTATAATCTCAATTTGTCTAAATACTTTTGCATCTGCACGTACTGATGCAAGAGCTTTACCGAAAGGAATATTAAATACATTACCTTTGGTACATTCAGAAATACCCAAGGCTTTAAGATATTTTTTTTCACCAAAGATAGTTAATACTATATTCTTTTCGCAAGAAACAAAACTATCCTCATTATACACAGTAAATTCATTCTTAGTTACTTTAATTGTTATGTTTTTGTTCATATCTCTCCTTATTTATTATAATATGTCCCAACAAAAAATGATAATTAATTTTCAAAGTCCTTGTAACTTTTGATACATAGTCAATAATATTATAATAGGCCTCCTTATTTTTGTTTATTATTTGTTAACTGCTACACCATATCATACTACCTAGTTAAATGCAAGAACTATTTTCATTAATTTTATAGTTGACATTTTATCATTAATAGTTTATGCTATTAAAACTACTTTGCACTTAAAGCAATCAAAAAATAATTTTATGGAAGGATCTATATATATTGGAAGAAAATAAGCAAATAATTGGTAGTATACGAGATGAGGCTTTATATTATATTAGTATCGGTATCCCAATTATTCCATTGTGTTCAAGTACTCATAAAAGCATGAGCCCTAACCATATAGCAAAATGTAAAAGCCCTGGAAAAACACCTCTCATAAGTAAATGGAACAGCTGGTCCGGTACCTCGAAAGAAGACATATTAAATTGGTTCAGAGATGCTAAAAAAACACAAGCAAATATTAATTTAGGTGTTCCGTTAGGTAAAAATTCAGGAATGGTAGGTCTTGATATAGATGGAAGATCAGGAGAAATAATCCTATTAGCTATTGCGGAGGGACAATTACCAAAAACATGGGAATTTATAACAGGATCAGGTCGTAGAATACTTTACAAAATACCTGGTAATATGACTACTAAAAAAGTCAAAATAGCTGGTAAGGAAAAACATGAAGGATTTGAAATTTTATGTGATGGACAGCAAACTGTTTGGCCACCCTCAGTCCACGCTAATGGTACTACATACAAATGGAAAACTGGATGTAGTCCCAGAGACATACCATTAGCAGATTGTCCACGCTGGATACTAGACAAAATAGACGCCTCAAAAAATACTGATACATTACCTCGGAGTAAAAAAATAACTGAAGCAGATTGGAACAGAGTACTGCATGAAGGTGAGCGTAATGATGGTATAACAAAACTTATAGGTAGTGAACTTGCTAAAGGAAGAACTAGAGAACAAACTTTACTGGCAGCGTTAACATACAATAAAAACTTCTGTGATCCACCATTAGTTGAAAAAGAAATATCTATAACTGTAGAAGGACTTGCCTTAAAAGAAGAAATGAACCGAAGTAAGCAGGTTCGAGAAGGTACTGATAAACCTAAAAAACCACAACTTCGTCCAACATCATTCATGAAAAATTTCTTGACAATACAAAGGGAATTAGGATATGTATGGAAATATTCAGCTGAAATGGGTTTATTCTTTAAATGTGATGAGAACGATGGTCCATGGAAAATGATAGATATGGATTATGTAAAAAGTATTATCCGCAAACAGCTGATAAATTTTAAACAAGGAGGCAGTATAACATGGGATAGTCAAAAAAATGCATATGAATGTATTGAAGCATTAAAAGCGGAATTAGTAGAACCCGATGAATTTGATATTTTCGACTTAGGCTTTAGCATACAAAATAATACATGGAAACATAACCCATTAGATATAGTATGCTTACAAAACGGAGTATATGATTGGCGAAATAATAAACTGCTACCATGGTCAAGCGAAATATACACCACGCTAAAATTACCTGTTACTTATGATCCAAACGCAAAATGTCCTTATTGGACTAAAGCTTTAAATGATTGGATACCAAGTAAAGAAACACAGCATTTTCTACAGGAATTTGTAGGTTTATGCTTGGTTCCCGATACATCATTTAGAACTGCGGTATTCTTATATGGTACAGGAAGTAATGGTAAAAGTATGTTTCTTGACGTAATTAGGTTACTATTCGGTAAAGGCCTTGTATCAATACCACTGCATCGCTTGACTGATAGATTTACTACTGCTTATCTGCAAAACAAGCTAATAAACATATGCGGAGACATAGATGCTAAATATATTACAGATACAGGCGTAGTCAAGGGCATTATTACAGGGGATACACTTCATGCTGAATACAAGCATGGTAAAGATTTTGATTTTGTTCCTGTGGCAAGGTTAATGTTTTCAGCTAATAGTCTGCCACCTGTAGCTGATAAAACCCATGGATGGTATTCAAGATGGAAATATGTAAAGTTTCCAAAAACCTTTGAAGTGAACCCTACCTATAAAATAGAGTATGATAGATTGTTTGGTCAGGAACTAAGCGGTATCTTAAATTGGGCTCTTGAAGGTCTAATACGACTCAAGCAACATAACAAATGGACAGGAAGTGAAGATATGAAAATGTCTGAAATTGAATACAGATCTGAAAATGATAATGTAGCAGCATTTTTGGATGATTATGCCGAACAAACTGAATATTCCGGTAATGTCAAGGATGCAATACAGACTCAAATATTACATAGGTGCTACAAAAATTGGATAGAAAACTATCTATCTGGTACTAAGACTGTATCTTTAAAAGAGTTTTCCAGGAGAGTTCGGACTTATGGCTATGATAAGACAAACAGAATAATAGATGGTAAAAGTAGAAATGTATTCATTGGTATGCGTCCTAAGAGTGAATTTATGAAAGATTATCAGCAATTTAAGATGATGGCTTAATCTAACTCCTCTATATAAGTCTTTATCTCTACTAATCTTGCTATTTTTATTATCTTATATTCTGTAAAGCATTTACTCGCCCAATGATTAAATAAATATTTAGCTTCTTCTTTATCCTCTGCTTCAAATTCATCAGTATAAGTTTGGTTAAGTTTCCAACCATCAGGTTTCCCAAAATGCTTCTGTATTTCATAATAAACTTTATAGTTATTCATATTATTTCATCCCCTTAAGCATAACTCTAGTAATTTTCATAGTACTACCAATAAAATCTTTAACTGTACTTAAGTATAGCAGTATTTCAGCTTTGGTAGTCATTTTCGCTATGGTATCCTGAATTTGAGTAGTAGTTACTGTAAATGGTTCCTGTATGTTCATGATGTTTCCTTAAATAATAACTTTAATAATTTGATTTTGGCTATAAGGGGATTTTTATAATGCTTACCATAGATAGAACAATCATCATCTGAATTATCTAATAAATTTACTTCTGTTTCGCCTTTACAATCTATTAATATATCAAGTAGTAAATCATCAGAATTATTCATTAGTTTAACTATCTCATCATTGAGTTGATCTCCTGTTGGGAGGTAAATTTCACCACCCAATCTGCCTACGCTTTCATAGTTACTACTTAAAGTCATTACATGTATCTCATTATATCTATCTTTTTCAATATCAAATCTTTCTACATAGATATCAAAGTTTCGTAATCCTTTTACTCTTAATTCTTGTATGCTCTCGCAATCACATTCCTTTATATATTGTTTAGTGAAGTCCATTTCTTACCATACCTTTCTTTATTATTTTTATAGTACTCAGCATAATACGCTTTATATTTATCTTTATTCTCGGCTTTAATATGCCTATTACGGTGATCCTTGCAGCAGTACTTTGTAAACTTGGTAAGTTTTCTGCCCAGGGAATCGGTTCTTACCTCTGGTATATATTCATTGCAGTATAAACATTTATTCATTTAATCTCCCTTATTATTATTTCTATTTTTTTATCTTTTATTTCTTTATAAACATTATGGGGTATTTCTATCCAATCTAATCCATAATCATCATTAAATTTCGGTTTCCCACTTGCTATAACCTTATATTGTTTTTTAATGTCAGAGGCTAATTCATCTATAACTTCCATTATTTCCACCTCACCCGTTACAGCTTCTTTGCTTAATCTTTGTATCCACTTATGCTTTACAAAGATATCCTCTATTATCCCCTCTATTGATTTATTCATTGGATTCCTTTCTACATGGTGTTTCTATTATTCCGTTGGGGCCAACACAAATCAATCGCTTGGGGAAACATTTTATATCTTCCTTATTCTTAGTAACTAATTTAAAAAATTCCTTAGTCTTTTCATCTGGTTCAGGAATAATTACTTCATCGGGAAATTCCCTATACCAATATTTCTTATCTTCCATAATCATCCTTTCTAACCATTATTTATTTTATCCATTAAGCTTATTAATACTCCCAAACATAATAAAAATACAATTACAGCCACTGCTATTATTACTATTATATACCATTCCATAATCACTCCCTCCCTTCATCCATATATTCTATTGTTTCATTTAGCTTATCTATCTCATCTTGAAGTATCTTGTTACCCTTTGCTATATCACCTTTAAGTTCTGTATTCTTATTATGACATTCTATTAATTCTGCTTTGAGTTCCTGTATTTCCTTATCTTGTGCTCTAGTTAATTCATCTGCAATATTTTCATGTGTTTCTATTCGCCAATCCCTGCTTTTAAGTGTTTCTTCCAATTCCTTACACTTCTTACAGGGTATTTTGGCTATTGATTTGGCTATTTGACCTATTTTGATCTTAGGCATATACCTGAATGGAGCAGGTACATCTCCACTGTGTTTAAATAATTCAATTAGCCTATCCTCTATTATCCCCTCTATTGATTTATTTTTTGTCATCTTATCTCCTATCTATTTCATCTAGCATTTCTGAAAGATCAGTTATTTCAAAATCCTGACTTTCTATTGTAGCTTCCAATCCCTTTATCTTCTTATCCTTATCTGCTATTTCTTTCTGTAACTTGGTTTTTTCATTGGCAAGGTCTATCATTAGCTTTATTTCTTTTTTGCCATTCACCATAATAAGCATATTTTCAGGCATATTTTTATCTTCTACTACTTTGATACCATCCAAAACTGCATATGTTTTCTTCATATCTTCTAATGTTAATGGTTCAAATTTCATATTGCTTTCTGTCATTACCTCATCTTTAAAGTTCATTTGTTATCCCCCTTATTAGTCTCTGAAAATTCATTATCTCCTCTGTTAAATCCATATTTCCCGCAAAAAGGACAATATTGGAATCCAACAAATTCTTCCTCATTCTCATTAATCACTTTAAATAAAACTTTACACTTTGAACATTTATATAAACCTGTCATTTCGCCTCCTGTCTATTAGTCAAATACTTTTGATATATCTCATCATCGTTACGTATAAAAGCTTTAAGCTCAACTATCTCTGCCCTTAACTCATCAATTAATTTTGTCCATCCGTTGTTTATCATTTCTCCTCCTTAGTTATAATTACTGATATTATCTGCTTATCATATTCCCACATTTTTTCATCTAAATTTGTTCTACCTACAAACCAACTATCTATCTCATCATAGTCAGGGTTATTTCTTTCTACTACCCCACTTGCTATC